ACTGATGCACGAACTTGGAGAGCACTTCGGCATCATTCGCCTGCTGGGCGAGGAGCGATACGCCAAGCTGCTGGAAGATCTGCGCGGCATGCGCGACGACCCAGAAGTGACCAAAGTTTGGGAGCGGGTGGCAAGGAACTACCGCACACAGGACGGCAAGCCCATGTTCAAGGAGGGGGACGAGCGCTTCATGCGTGAAGTGGCCGCCCACCTGGTTGAGGACGCTCCAAACCTGCCATGGGTTCGCAAGCTCATCAACGCTATCCGTGCCGCCCTGTACGAAATTGGGTTGCCTGCTGGCAAGGTGGACGCAAACCTTCTGCGAGGTCTTGCAGCGTCTGCGCTTCGCAAGGCGTCTCAGGGTGACCTCATGGCCATGCGCGAGCCAGTGTGGCAGCGGCAAATGGCCGGGATGGACGATTATTCCATGACCGGTGCAAACGGCCCGCGCGTGTTGGACGAAGAGACGACGGCCGAGTTGCTGACCCGCAAGTTCCTGGACCGATTCAACCGCGTTGTGAAGGCCCAGGAATTGGCTGGAGACGTGGCAAGCGAGGCGGACATTGTGCAGGCCGACCGTCTGTACCACGGGCGCGTGCAGTACCTGGGTGAGAAACTGAACAGGGATTTCATTGAGCCGCTTGGGGAGTTGCTGAGCAAGGCCAAAGAGTTGGGAGTTTCGGTTAAGGATGCCGATGATTTTCTGATGGCCCTGCACGCACCGGAGCGAAACCGCGTGATTGCTGCGCGCAACCCAAAAATGCCTGATGGAGGGTCCGGTCTGACCAACCAGCAGGCCCGCGAGATCATTGAGAGCTTTGAGCCGGAGCAGCGCCGCGTGCTTGATCAAGTGGCAAAGCTCGTGCACAAGATGAACCGCGAGAAGCTGGATTTGATGGTGGACGGCGGCCTCATCACGCCAGAGACCCGCGACACACTCAACAGGCAGTATCGTTACTACGTGCCGCTGAAAAGCCTGGATGAGGAGGATGCAGCGCGAGGGATTGGCCGAGGCTACGAACTGCGCGCAACCGACATCACGACGGCCATGGGGCGCAAGACCAAGGCCGGATCTCCGATTGCCGCCAGTGTGATGGATGCCAGCCGCGCGATCATGCGCGCAGAAAAAGCGCGCGTGGATCGGGCAATCTGGAACTTTGCCAACAGCGAAGGGGGTAGCGCGTTCATGCGCCCCTACGATCCCGAAAACCCGCCGCGCCAAGTCATGGGGCGAAAAATCGGGCCAGACGGAAAGGTCAAGGATGTTGTAGATCCGGTCAAGGTTCAAGAAATGACCATCAACCTGATGGTGGATGGCGAGACGCGCCGTGTGTTCGTGCCGGACAAACTTTTGCGAGACCAGATCCGCAAGGTGGCCACGGCCGATGACCCCGGCCCAGTGCTGCGCGCCATTGGCAAAGCCACCGGGATGGTTGGGCGACTCCTGACCGAGTTCAATCCGAACTTCACAATCCCCAACGCTACCCGTGATGCCATCACGGTAGCCATTCGCGCCAAGGCTCATGGGGTCAATCCAGGAGAAGTGACGGCCCAGATTCCTGTGGCATGGAAAGCCATCGCCGATTACAAGCGCGGAGCCGATACTGAACTGGCCAGGCAGTACGAGGAGTTTTTGCGAGAAGGCGGAAAGACGGGCGCCTATGGCATCCGTGGCGTGATCGATACCATGGCCGACCTGGAGAAGGCTGGCGCCGAACTGGGTTACGACCAATACAAAGCGCCATCGTGGCGCAAGGTGGCCCGCCATCTTGGCAAGGTGGCCAATGCGGTGAGTTCGGCCAACGAGGTTGTTGAATACGGTGCCCGATTTGCGCTGTATCGCAAGCTGCGCGAGAACGGTGTGAGCGCAAAAGAGGCGGCCGCTGCGGCAAAAGAGGTCACTGTCAACTTCAACCGATCTGGCGAATACGGGCGCGCGATGAATTCGCTCTTGGTGTTCGCCAACGCCGCCCTTCAAGGGCTGTACGGGACCATCAAGTACATGAAGAACCCCAGCGTGCGACGTGGCATGATGGGATTGGTAGCGTTAGGTGCGGCCACCCAAATGTTCAACGAGTTGCTGGGTGGCGAGAACGAAGAGACTGGCGAAGCCAATATCAACTCCCAGTCGGATGCGGTTGCAGACAAAAACTTGGTGCTGCTGCTCCCTGGGACCCGTTCCGGCGTGAAGATCCCGCTCCCGCCCGAGTATTCCTTCCTGTACGGCATTGGCCGCCGCCTGTGGCGACTCTTCAGCCAGGGCGATGTCGAACGGGAGGCCGCAGGGATCGTAGCCAACATCCTGGATTCGACGCTGCCTGTGCGAATCCCAGATGCCGATAGCGCCCCCCTGGCAGCGGCCAAGGCCGTAACGCCAACGCTGGCCGCACCATTCGTTGACATCTGGACAAATCAAAACTACTTCGGCTCCCCAATCGTGCCTGAGCGCGGATTCGACCAAAGCCCGCCGCCGTACTTCACGATCAGCCGACAGCAGACCAGCGAACTTGCCAAGGCAGTCAGTGAGTTGCTCAATACCGCAACAGGCGGGGATGAGATCGAGCCTGGCAAGAGCCAGAAATGGCTTGGGCCGCTGGTCTCTCCAGAGGGGATTGAGCACTTGGTGTCGTTCTACACCGGTGGGCTCGGGCAATTCACGATGCAAATGACCAACTTGGCCAAGCCAGAGAAGCGTGAATTGAACCGCACGCCAATCGTGAGCCGCTTCGTGTTCACAGAGCCGCAGGGGTACATTGGTCGGCGCTACCGTGAGATCACGCCAGAACTCCAGTACGCCAAAGACCGCCTGCGCGTTGGCCAAGAGATCCCTGAAAAGCTGGACCGCGCGCTTCCAGAGTTTGAAGCAGCGGAGCGAGAACTGCGAAGGCTCTACCGTGAGATGAGGGAGCGCGCCCAGGAAGGGGACACTGTAGGCGTGGAGCAAGCGCGGGCAGAGATCAAGGCGGCACAATCACGGGTGATCAGGGCCTACAACGGCCAGCCATTGCAGTGAGGTTCAAAATGGGGAACGACACGAAACCAGGGGAGATGTACACGATGCACCGATCCAGCGATCCACCCATCAAGGTCACGCGAGAGATCCCCCTATGGGGAATTCTGTCGGTAGCTGCTGCGATTTGTGGACAGGCGGCCATCGTCTGGTTCACCCAGAAGGAACAGGGCCGATTACTCGGGGAGGCCATTGCGCAAATCCAGCAGATGCGCGCAGAGATGTCTGCCTTGACACTCAAAAACGTTGAGTACCGCTACGAGATCACCGACTTGCAGCGGCGTGTTTCCAATTTGGAAAAAGGTAGAAGCCAATGAAGCTCAGCGATCTTGTCACAAGCCGCGCTGACGGCAGCCTGTCTTTGACAAAGCTGGCCGCATCCACGGCGCATTTCCTGTTCGCATGTGCCTTCGCAAAGCTGCAACTGCTGGACCCCTCAGCAACATTTGACGTTACGCTGTGGGCCACCTATGGTGGATTTGCGATTGCTCACGCTACTTACGACAAGACCATGGCAGTGGTCAAAGACCTGAAGGACCGACAACATGAAGCGCTTTCTTCTGACCCTCGCCCTGCTGTTTCCCCTCGCAGCCCAGGCGTTTGACTGCTGGCCCCGGCCGGTGGGCACGGGCACGCCCTTCCACGTCTCGCAGCGCGATGGGATGCTCGCCGCCGTCTGGTGGTGCGACCGCGTAACGCACTGGCGGCCTCAGATCCTGGTGGGCACAATGACGCACGCCGAAGCCTACCGGGCAGCGGCTCAGTTGTCCGCCGCCCAGGACTTCGACCAAGCCGCTCGTGCTCTGCTGGCAGCCAACGCCAGGCCGCTGACCGAAGAACTGGATGCTTTCCGCATCGAAGCCTACTGGGACCACGCGCAGCACAAACCAGCAGACCCGGTGTTTGTGGTGGCTCCCAACACGGGTGTGATGACGCGGCCTGCATATCCGATGGTGAACGGGGTTCGGCAGACGCGCCAGGATGGAACCGCACCGGTGGGGGCGATATGCAACAGGCGACTCGAAAGCATCGAGGGAACCACGCGAACGGTGGTTTACATGGCATTCGACAACACGCAACGGGTGGCCCTGTGCTCCCGCCGATGATTCGCAAAGTGGACATGGCCGCCCGGGTGAGCGCTCGGGTGGCCGCATGCTCAGCGGTTGTCGAGACTGATCCATTGATCTACGGCCTGGAGCCTGCTGTTTTGCAATCCATGCGCCAGCGCATCAAAGCCGAACTGGAACGAGGCGCGCAGATGTACCAAGAGGCTACAAGCCGGAGACCATCATGAAGAACGTTGAGCAGTACATTGATGACCTGATCCGCCGCGAAGGCGGCTACGTCAACCACCCAGCAGACCGTGGAGGCCCAACGAACTGGGGTATCACGGAGCAAGTTGCGCGAGCCTTTGGCTACGGCGGCCGCATGCAGGACATGCCTCAGTCAGTTGCCCGCCAGATCTACCTGGAGCGGTACTGGGTGCAGCCGCGTTTCAATCTGGTCAACGACCACAGTGCAGCGATTGCCGAGGAATTGCTGGACACTGGCGTGAACATGGGAACCGGTGTTGCTGTGCGATTCCTCCAGCGAGCGCTGAACGTTCTCAACCTCGAGGGGCGAATCTACCCGGACATTGCGGTGGACGGATCTATCGGCCGCATGACGTTGGCCGCCCTGCAAGCCTATCTGTCCCACCGGGGCCGTGATGGTCATGTGGTTCTCCTGCGGGCGCTGAATGCTCAACAAGCTGTGAGATACATTGAAATTGCCGAGGCCAGGCCAAGCCAAGAGGCGTTTGTGCATGGCTGGCTTTTGCATCGGGTGGTTTGACCACGCCCGCAACACACCCACCAAGACCGCAGAGGTGATCCGATGCCGTGGCTACTCTCTTTCCTGCGCAGTGACCTTGGAGCCTTGGCCGTGCGCGGGCTTGGCATTGTGCTGGCTGTTGTTGTGGTTTGGGCGCACGGCTACTCGACCGGAAAAGCGGGAGAGCAGCGGGCGCGGTCTGAGGCGGAGCTTGCTGAGGCCCGCGCCATGATGGACGCGCAGATTGAAAACCAACGCTTTGCAAGCAAGGCCCTGACAAGATACCAGGCGGCTCATGCCAGCATTCAAGCCCAACTCGAACGCACGAGAGGAGAGGCCCGTGAAGCCCTCAACCGACCAACGCTTACCTGCCCGCCGACCCTTGGCGATGCTGTTGTGCCTGGCGATCTTGGCCGGATGCTCAACGCCATCGATCAAGCTGGTGAAGCCTCCCCCACCGGACAGCGCGCTCCTTGAGCCCTGCCCGTCGCCGCCCAGGCTGCCCGAGAAGGACGCCCCACTCAGGGAGTGGGAGGCGATCCTTGCGAAACGGGCTGCCGCTGCGGCAACCTGCCGGGCAAGGCATCGTGAATTGGCAGATTACGTGCGCCGGGTGGTGGCTGAGTAAATGAGCGACCTGAAGCGGTCAGGTCATTGCGGCAAGGCTCCCGCCTGGAATTGCTCTCGCTGGTCCAGGGCTTTGTGTATCGTCACACCGTCGTCCTGAACCGCACCGCACCAGCAGTCTGTTTCGTGGTGCGGCCTCAGGTCATCAATCGGGATGACGTGTGGGCCGTCGCCAAGATGAATCACGACCCAGTCAATGCACCCCTCTCGGACGATGCTTTCGTCGTCGGGGTCTCGGTCTGGCTGGGCTTCGTGGTGGTCAGCGATAGCGGCGCGGTGCATGAGCATACCCCAAGAGTATCACGGCATCCACCTGGACAGGCCCATGAGAACCAGCACGAACACAAAGACGCCAACGGAGAATGTCACCCCATCTGAGTCGAGTTCACCCTCGTCGTACATGCGCCACGTCACGTAGCCCCACAGGACGAACCAGAACATGGGGATGACAAGCCACCAGCCAATGACAGGGGGGTTCATGGATTGGCCTCCAATTCACACTGAATCAACGCAATGATATCGCCCACCGTGACGCAGGACTTCACCTTAATGTCAGCTAGAAACATCAGGCAGAACTCGTCTTCAAGTGCCATGGCAAGTGCAACCATGTCCAGAGAATCAGCGCCCAGGTCGTGAACAAGACGACTATCCATCTTCACGTCGGCCGGGTCTTTTGAGAAATAATCGCCCAGCAATTTCAACACCTGACAATGGATCTGATCATTGTTCACTGCTTGCTCCTCAAGATCCTGATGCGCCAAGAGCTTGATAGGCATAAGCGCCAAGGTGGTTTTTTTTGCGCACCACGTATCCGCGTTGAACCATAGCTTGCAGAAGCCCATAAAGGCTGCGCCGTGAGGTTTTCATGGACGGATGACGTTTGGCGTAGAACCACAATTCTGCCTGCGTGAGGGGGCGCCCCTGGCGCTTGAGGATGCGCAAGAGCAGTTCAGTTTTGGTGATGGGTTTGCGCGCTGTCATTCGTCAACCTCAATTTTTTCGCTTTCGTACTTGCCACGAATGGCCTTGGAGAAGAAAGAGCCCTTGGACTCAGACTCTTTCATGGCCTCAATCACATCGGCTGGCACATCCTTGAAGTGGTAAACGGTTCCGTTGGAGAACTTCACGGCCAAGACTTGATTGGCCGTGTCATACCCCACTGCGGCAATGTTGCTTGACTGCACTGGTTCAAGAGGAATCATGCGTACTCCTTGGCAACTTTCGTGATGTGGCTGATGAGTGACGAGCAGATGCGGCCGAAGTCGCTGGCCCGGTAGAGTACGGCGCGGCGGTTGGTGCCGGCCGGCTGAATGCCCATCCGATTCATCAGATCCTGGGTCACGGCAAACCCGAGACGGGCGCTGATTTCTCCGAGTGTCAGGCGGGCGCCATCATCCTCAGATGGCGCGGCGGCGAATTGGGCTTCCCTCGTGGCATCAACGGCAGGGGCGAGATCTTGAGCAGGGACCTCCTCGCTGCGCTGAGCCTGGGCAGCTTCGCGTGCTTTGCGGGCTTCTTCATCCTGCCGGATGCGCAACTCAAGCAGGGCTTGGAAGTCTTCCTTGGGCTTGGCCCCGACAAGGCCGAAGTCGGGAAACAAGCTGGCGTGCGGCTCTGCCAGGGCCCAGTTTGAGGCGTATGCCTGGGCCAACTGAGAGGCGGTGAGCTTCGCTGCAACCAGTGCGGCGTCAACCTTCTCCCGGCACGATGCCACGGTCTTAAGCCCCTTCATGGCGCCCAAGAAATCGACGCTCGTCGCTGTCACCCAGGGCTTCGGAAGTGAAGAGTTGAGTTCGGCAACGTGGGCGGCGAGTTGCCTGGATGCTTCTGCTGCAATCTCTGCGCGGATCTGGTCCTTGCGTTGCTGAACCAGCTTCGTCAGGGTCAGCCTCTTCTGGCGCAATTGCTCCTTAATGTGGTCAATGGTCCGGAAAAGTTCGTCAATCGTCGCAGTCTGCGCCAAGACCTGGGACTTCACAAGCTCAAGTTTCTCCTCACCGTCTGCGCAAAACTTGACCGTCTGATCTGCATCGGCAAAGTCTTGATCGGTGACAAGATCAGTCTTGATAGAGGCGATGAACTGCTCTGCTGCCTCCTTGAAAGCCCCCAAATTCGCCTGGACGACACGCCCCTCCACCTGCACCACCAAGGCGGGCAGGGCCTGGATAGCGTTTCCGACAACTTCTGCCTTGGCTTCGGCCAGTTCATGGGTCTCCAAGTCACGCTCGAACTGTTCCCAGGCCAAGACGATGCGCTCGCGCAGTTCTGGGTCGGATTGGTACATGCAGTGACGGGCTTCGATCAGCTTGTCGCCCTCCCACTTGCTGGCCGTGAAGAGGCAGGTCTTGCCGCCACACACCATAAGCTGGTGCTCCATCTGCGCACGGTAGTGGATCGGCAGGCAGGCGCCGACCTCCGGCCCCCCGACAACACCGAACGGCAGGACTGCTCGAAGATCATCGTTCAGGGTCTTGTGTTCCCAGGGTAGATCTTCCGCGAGGTTCAGGCCGTCAAATGACGCAGACCAAGGCCCATTAACCCCCGTGACGGGATAGAGGTCTTCGCCGATGATTTCTTCGGCGATTGCCCGTGCCTTGGCTTCGAAAGCGTGGCCGTCATCAAACCGTCGCTGCTGGCTGGCCGAAATTTCGGGTTTGATGCCGAACTTGCGTTCGTCCAGCAGTTGAGCCCGCGTGCGGTAGGGAGAGACGCCAAGAACCACAGGCGTGTCTGATGCGTTGCGCGCGGTCGCCCGGTGGGCGTGCCATTCGGGGGAGCCTTGAATAAGGTTGAGGGTTTCCATTGATGATCAGTCTTTCTTGTCCAAATCGAGCAGTTGCTTTTGCTGCTCAGGCGTGAATGTGTTTTTGGTCTGAAACTTGGCCAGAAGCCCGGCTCCGGTCTGCTTGCCGCTTTCCACCAGGGCGCGCCACGCCGGGAGGTTGGCGTCGAATTTGTCCTGTGGGTAGGGCTCTGGCGCTGGCCTGTGTGCCTCGTTTCGATCCTGCGCCGATTGATCTTCATCGTCGCTGGACTCGCGTTCGCGGTGCAGATCAGCCTTGCTCCAAAGTTCCAGGGCCAAGCCGAACCGCATGGCGGCATTTCGGATGGCGTCTCCAATGACTTCTTTTTCCCGGTCACCCGGAGAACTTGCCGAATTAGACTTCGGCGCCGCGTTTCCGTACCCGAGGCGGGTCACGCCACACACGGTCAGCCTGATCCACAGGCCCCCTTGCTCATCAAACCGTGGGAGCCCCTCCGGCGTGAATGCCAGCGGTTCCCAGTTCCAGAAGGGATCAGCTTCCAACAGCAGATGAGTTGCTGCCGCGTGGCCGACGTAGGCCAGGTGGACCACATTCGGGTGGTGAAAGCCGCCGCACACATCGCAGCGGATTTTCTGCTCACGTGGGCACTCACTTTGAGCCTTTGTGGGCTTCGGTAGCGGGCTGATGAGGTGCTCTGGAACTCGCTCGCGCAGCTTGGCCAGGCCAGGCGGAATCGCAGGCGTCTGCGGATTGGCCGCAGCTTGATGGTCTGACATCAGGGTGCTCCTGGGTTGTCGATTGTTCGGTAGCGCAAGTTTAGCATCGTCAAACAGGAATGCAAGAGGTTGCGTTCTGCTGAGGTTGTGCTACGATTCTTTCTCCATCGCACCACTGGCCTGACAAGCCAGTGGATCATGCAACGGTAGAGCGTTCAGGGTGGAGGGCTGCAACCGTAAGGCCAGCGCCCCCATCTACCGGGGGGTTGTCAGCTCCACACCCTGAGCGCAGGAGATCCTATGAACCCTGCACTTCTGGCGAGCATCAACGGCTCGCGACTCTCGAAGTCTCACAAGGCCGTTCTGCGCGAACTGGCCCGCCTCCACGAGAAACACGGCGGAGCCCCCCTCAACCCATCCATCTACAGGCTGGCATCTAAGCTGGACCTGAGCGACAGCACTGTCCGACTGGCGTTCCGAAAACTCACAGAGCTTGGGGTGCTCAAGTTGGTCGGGCAACTGTCCACCGGAAACCATCCGAGTGTCTATCGATTCTGTGAGCAAGCTGTGGATAAGCTGTGGAAAAGTAACCATGCCTCCCAGCGAAATCGCTGTGTAAAACGTTCTCCAGCGAAATCGCTGGGTGGCGACCCAGTGAAATCACTGGGGAATATATATAAGGAACGCACTGCCACATGTAAAAGAGCCATGGCCAAGGAAAGAATGAATGTTGTGGTCTTGCCTGTGGATAAGTCAGCATGATTGAACTCAGAGAACACCAGAAAACCGCCGTGGCAATGATGAGAGAGCGGATCAAGGATGGGGTGAAGCGATTGGTTCTGATGGCGCCTTGTTCTTTCGGCAAGTGCCACGCCAAAGGAACCAGGGTTGTGATGGCCGATGGGACAACCAAGGCCGTTGAAGATGTAAAGGTGGGCGATCAACTCCTTGGCCCTGATGGGGGCGTGCGCAACGTGCTGTCGCTTGGGCGAGGTAGGGAAGAGATGTTCAGGGTTGTGCAGCGGCGCGGCGATTCCTACGTCGTGAACAAGTCGCACATCCTCTCACTGGTGGCGACCGGGAGGGATGCGATCGTCTTGCCTGATGGGCGTCGCGTTATGGACGGAGACATCGTGGCCATGCCGCTGGTGGACTTCATGGCCGGCGGCAAGACTTTGCGCGCCGGCATGAAGGGCTGGCGGCCATCTGAGCCCATTGAGTTCCCGATGGCGAAGAGGCAAGCCCTTCCCGTTCCGCCGTACATCATGGGGGCGTGGATTGGAGATGGTTTGCGTGGTCTTGCTGCGATCAGCAAGCCCCCGTGCAAGTTGATCGACGAATGGCGTGAGTGGGGCCGCTTGCTTGGGTGTGGTAGCCGCGTCAACGACTCCAACGGCACACGCTGTCAGACGGTATTCCTCACCACGGGGCGATCTGGAGCCAGTAATCCCTGCGTGGACGCAATCAGGGCGACGGGGGCATTGGAAAGCAAGGCCATTCCTCGCGCCTACCTTGAGGCATCTGTGCGCGATAGGATGGAGTTGCTTGCTGGATTGCTTGATTCGGATGGGCACTGCCGTTCCGTGGGTTACGAGTTCTCCCAGAAAGACGAGGCAGTCATCCGAGACTTCGCTTTTCTGGCCAGGTCGCTTGGCTTTGCGTGCACGATACGCAGAGAGCGCAAAGGGGTTGCCGGTTCTGGGAGAACGGATTGGTACTGGCGTGCGATCTTGGGGGGAGACTGCCACAAGATCCCGTGCAGGGACAAGATTGCACAGCCACGAGCCAGCACGCGCAGGCATTGGGTTGACGGCATTCGAGAGATTGTGCCGCTTGGCGTGGACGACTACTATGGATTCACGCTCGACGCAGATCACCTCTACCTGCTGGAAGATTTCACGGTGGCGCACAACACCCTCACGGCAGCCTTCATGGCCAAGTCTGCTTCTGGCCGTGGTAAGCGGTTCATGTTCATCTGCGACCGCATTGAACTGATCGACCAAGCCAGCCGCGCTTTTGATGCCATGGGGATTGATCACGGCATCATTCAGGCGAGCCATCCGCGCGAGAACCAAGCCAAGCCAGTACAGATTGCCAGCATCCAGACCCTGGCCGCGCGACGCCGCAGAGCAGAGCGGATCGCCAAGAAGGAGGAGGAGGGGAGAACCATAGGGCTGAACGAATCCATGCTTGCGATGGTTCCACAGGCGGATGTGTACGTGGTGGACGAGTGCCACACCGTGTTTTCTGAGCATGTGGAACTCATCAAGCAGAATCCCGAAGCCGTGTTCATTGGCCTGAGCGCTACCCCATGGACCAAGGGGCTTGGCAAGCTCTACCAAGAGGTTGTCATGCCCATCACCGTGCCAGAATTGATTGATCAGGGATGGCTTATCGAGCCCGTGGTGTACGGCCCACAATCCCCCGACTTGTCCGGCGTGCGCGTGGTGGCAGGTGAGTATCACGAGGATGACCTAGAGAAGGCCGTCAACAAACCCCACATCGTAGGCGGCATTGTGGAGCACTGGCTGAGGCTTGCGGCCGGAGAGCCAACCATCTGCTTTGCGGTGAACGTCGCCCACAGCAAGGCCATTGTGGAGGCGTTTCAGAGGGTTGGTGTTGCGGCCGAGCACATTGACGGCTACGAACGTGATGCAGAGGCCAGGCGAGACAAGATCAACCGATTCCGCAGGGGTGAAATCACGATCCTGTCATCGGTCGATATCCTGTCCAAAGGGTTTGATTACCCCGGTGTTCGATGCGAGATCATGGCACGGCCCACCAAATCAAAGATGCTGTTCATCCAGCAGGTGGGAAGGGTCATGCGGATCGACCCGGAATCAGGGAAGGACAGGGCCTTAATCCTGGATCATGCTGGCAACCACGAGCGCCTGGGCTTTGTCACTGACCCCATGTGCACCACACTGGACGATGGCAAGAAAGCCAAGGCCAGCGTGCGCAAGGAAAAAGAGAAGCCCGAGCAGCTACCCAAACCATGCCCAAGCTGCACGTTCATGAAACCGGCCGGTGTTCACAAATGCCCGGAATGCGGGTTCGAGCCGGTCAAGCCGCACGGGGTAGTGGAGACAGACGGAGAACTCAAGCAGCTTACAAAGAAGGCCAGGGCAAAGGCCACCATGGACGACAAGCAATCGGTCTACAGCCAACTTATTCATGTGCGCAGAGAGAAGGGATACGCGCCAGGGTGGGCAGCGCACGCTTACCGAGAATTGTTCGGCGTGTGGCCGAGGGGTTTGTCTGAAGTACCAAAGTCACCCGAGCCTGCGGTGATAAGTTGGCTGAAGGCCAGAAACATCCGCAGAGCAAAGGCAAAGAGCAGGCAGCAGCATGCGCAGTAAAACGGCAGAACTGGCACACGGCAAGTGGCCGCAAATCCTCCATCACTTGGCGGGCCTGGACGAGAAGCAACTGAGCGGCAAGCACGCGCATTGCCCGATGTGCACAGGCAAGCGAAGTTTTCGCTTTGACGACAAAGGAGGAGAAGGCGGGTGGATATGCTCGCACTGCGGAGCAGGCAAGGGCTTCAAGTTGCTTCAGGCTGTCACCGGATGGGACTTTGCAAAAGCTGCCAGCGAAGTAGACAAGATCCTTGGCAATCTTCCCGCCAAACCAGAACGAACCGGCCCGAGCGACGAGGAGATTGTCCAAGCCCTACGCAAAGTGCAGAACCTTCGCCGACCAATCGCCGAGGGAGGTCCGGTGGATTTGTACCTGAGAAGCAGAGGATTGGCACCGAATCCGGCATTGTCCCAGGCTATCCTCTACGAGCAAGAGAGTGGGATGAAATGGCCCACCATGGTGGCGAAGTTCGTCAATGCCGAAGGCAAGCCGGTAACTTGGCATCGCACCTACCTGACCCAAGACGGAAAGAAGGCCCCTATTGAGTCGCCGCGCAAGGTCATGACATGCCTTGGCGAGATGAACGGCGGCGCGGTCAGACTGGCTCCAGCCGCCCAACTCATGGGGGTAGCTGAGGGCATTGAGACAGCCATGTCAGCGTCAATCCTGTTTGGCATCCCGGTTTGGGCTTGCCTGAATGCAGGAATGATGGAGTGCTGGAATCCTCCCGAGGTGTGCACTGAGGTGGTGGTGTTTGGGGATAACGATGAGAACTACACCGGGCAGGCTGCGGCATTTGCTCTTGCAAAACGGCTGTCTGTGCGCAAGAATCCCCTCAAGGTCCAAGTCGAGATCCCGACAGAGGTGGGTGCCGATTGGAACGATGTCTTGATGAACAAGCTTAAGAAGTAGGCAATACGCCCGGAGGATTCATGAGCGCCTGGAAGATCGCTATTCGCCGCCTGTACGAACTGGATGGCTTGGCCACGACTGAGCAGGTGTGCGGGAATATTCCTGGGCTGGCCAACATCTATGAGCCCATCAAGCGATTGCGGGATCTTGGGCTGGTTGAGCCTGCGACGGGTGTAGGCAGAAACCAAGTCTGCCGCATCACGCCGTTGGGCCGTGCATTCGTAGAGGGCCGGGCCGAGTTGGAAAAGCGTCCAGCGAATTTTCGTCGCGGTCGGCCTCATGATGTCATTCGTATGCTGGACGAGGCGAAATGAGCGACCACCAAACCCTGGTGCTTGGCACCGTACAGCAAGCCGCTCAGCAACTGCCGCAGGTGTGGGCCTGGATCAAAGCCATGCTGATGGCAGGTCACAGGCTGGTGCTTGAGGTACGCCAGGAAACGCGCAGCCATGCACAGAACCGACTGCTGCACTCCCGCATCGGCGACATCGCCCGTCAGGTGGAGTGGTGCGGCAAGAAGCGCGACATCGACACCTGGAAGCGACTGCTTACTGCGGCCTGGCTTCGCTCCCGTGGAGAGTCTGTGGAGTTGCTCCCGGCTATTGATGGGCACGGGGTTGACGTGGTTTTTCGCCACACGTCCAAGCTGACGCGGGCCGAGTGCGCGGAATTGTCGGAGTACATCCTGGCCTGGGGCGACGAGCGTGGCGTCGAGTGGCGGCCTGCCAGCCTTGGCCCCGAATGGGCCGGTCTGATGGAGGAGGCAGCGTGACTCGATGTGTTCGCTGCAACAAGCCACTAACCAGGCCCGCGATTTCAATCCCGGTGCGAGGTGGTCCCAACATTGGGGGCCAAAGTGCGCCAGGAGTGCCGGACTCCTGAAGCCCGGCGTCAGAACCAAAAAACCTCAGCCCCAGAATCAGGAACCAGACCCGCGTCAGATGACGCTTGAACTGGCTTTGGGATCTAGTGATGGGGCCCCGTCAACATGACGCAACTCCGGCCACAAGACCCACCAGTCTTGCGGCCGCAGATCCCATCTTCGCACCGCTCCACCAGTGGCAGCCTCAATCGCCACCGCCCTGTGAGGCGGTACAGCACGAACCCCCGCCGCCCACTGCCACACAAGCTGCGGCTGCGCTCCTATCGCACGGGCAAGCTCTGACTTTGCGCCGTGCTTGTTGACGTATTCAGACAGTTTCATAGCTCGCATGATAAGCGACGCGCTAAAGACCATGCAAGCTGCTCAACAATTTAAGCGTAGCGCTTGACAGCATGAAGCGATGCGCTTAAAGTGTGGCCATCAAGCAAGGAGAACTGCCATGAACACCGCCGTCGCTACCATCGCCGCACCCGCCGCCCCCGCCGCTGCCGCTGTGGCCGCACGCGCCGCTGAGGCGGTGCGCGCCATCTACGCAGGCGCCACCAAGACGCACGCGCTGCTCCGCGCGGCGCGGAAGTTTCACGTGCTGGCCATGACCGCCGCGCAGAACGGCGGATTCTGGGTGTCTGCGGGCGGTGGTACCGCCCGCGTGGCGGCCCGGTGGGCCAAGACCCACCCGGCCGACCCGGCCCCTGCCCCTGCCGCGCCGGTCAGCGAATTCTCGCCGACCGAGTTCGCCATTGGCGAACTGCGCCGGCTCTGCCCGGCAGGCGAGACGTTGTACGTCGCCGCCGCCGACGACAACGCTGGCCGTCCCGGCCGGGAGTGGCACGGCAGTGTCATGGCCTTCAAAGACGGACACGTCCACCACCTTAACTGGTTGGTGGAAGACGCGGGCATCGCCCCGCGCGGCCGCTTGGGGCGGCTCGTCATCCGCCCCCGGGCGGGCGAAGACGTGGGCGAGCGCATCGCCCGCATCATCGCCCGGGCCCTGTACCCGGGACAAGAGGCCGCTCTGCGGCATGCGTGGGTATGATGCCCACGCTCACCCCCAATCGGTGCGGGGGACATGTCCCCCGCAAATCTGAAAGGAGATAGACCATGGAGACCATTCCTCTGTGCGAGCAGATCAGGGCGTCACGAGCGCTCTACAAGGCTGCGGCCGAGCGCTTGGACGAGTTGTCTGACGCGGAGCTGGCGCGCTTGTTAGCTGTGGCAGACGACGCCACGCTGACGCACGCGCTAGCCAGCGCCAATGGCGACACGAAGGTGCGTGCGTTGTCTGCCGCCGACGATCGCGCGCTGACGCGTGTGCTGACTATCCTCGCCGCCAGCGCGCTGGCGCACGTGCTGCGCACCGCCGACGACCGCACGCTGACGCGCGTGCTGCGCATCGCCGACGACCGTACGCTGGCGCGTGTGTTGGATGTCGCGTACGACTGCACGCTGACACGCGTGCTGTCCGCCGCAGACGACCGCACGTTGGCGCGTGTGCTGAATGCTGCGGACGCCGCCACGCTGATGCGTGTGCTGAATGTTGCAGACGCCGCTACGCTGGCGCGCGTACTGTCTGCCGCCGACGATCGCGCGCTGGCGCGTGTGTTGGATGTCGCGTACGACTGCACGCTGACGCGCGTGCTGACTATCCTCGCCGCCAGCACGCTGACGCGCGTGCTGTCTGCCGCCGACGACAGCACGCTGGCGCGCGTTCTGCGCATCGCTGACGACCGTACGCTGACGCGCGTGCTGTCTGCCGCCGACGACAGCACGCTGGCGCGTGTGCTATCCATTGTGTACGACCGCACGCTAGCGCGCGTACTGTTCGCCGCTGATGATTGCACGTTGACGCGCGCGCTGAATGTTGCAGACGACGCCACGCTGGTGCGCATTGCGCGCTTCCAATCCCTCGCCATCCCCATCGTGCTCGACTTGGATAAGAAAGTGGCTGAAGCCGTCGAGCAGCACGGGCTCAATATGGGCCGCTGGCACTGCGGCAGTACCCACTGCCGTTATGGGTGGGCCATTACGCTTGCGGGTGAAGCGGGCAAAGCGCTAGAGGATGCCGTTGGTCCCGAAATGGCCGGGAGGCTGATTTATGAGGCCAGCACCGGGAGAGTTGCCCCTGATCCGTATATGCCCAACGAAGAAGCGCTCGCCGACATTCGGCGCTGCGCGCAAGGAGCACATTAATGGGAACTCAACTCGACCTTGATGACGTAGCCGCTACCAGCCCGCTTGCACAGCGCGAGCTTGCCGAACTGCGGCGAGAGCGCGACGCACTTCAACAAGCCGCCGCGATCGCTTGGGGCTGGTTGTGGCATGTGAACACATCTGACGATCGCGTGATGACCGCCCGAGATTTGCTCGGGCAATATCTCGACCAAGGCTTGAAACGTTACGGCATTCAGACGGCGAAAGCTGAAGGCGCGCAAGTTGATGTGCACGAGATTGAAGCGGCCATGATGCGAGGGTATTTTGGTGACGATTAGAGCGAGGTAAATCATGAATGTAACTTTTCGCTGGGAAGGTGTAGTCAGCGACGAACAAGGCAGGGCTGTATACGAGCTTGGGGATGATCAGACGCTCGTGCTGTGCCTCCCTTCTTTGCAAGTCGCGAGGCAAGTGCACCAAGCCCTAGAGTTTGCACACGACTATGGCGTAGCACGCGGCTTGTCACGGCTCGCACGAGTTGTGCGCTCTGCTGTAGAACGCGAGGTCGTTGAATCAACGAAAGGAGTTAGCTTATGAACGACATACCCAACTTTGAATCCGGAAAGCTGTGCCAATCGCATAACAATGCAAAGCGATTCGTCAGGGTTCCAGCTTTCGACAGACGTATTGCCCGCGGAGATGACTTTGCAGGCGATGCTTGGCTTGATAAAGCCAGCGGCCAGGTTGTTTATTCTGCTGTCGGCCGTGACCGCAACGTATCAATTGATAGTGACCAATCTCAAGGTGAATAGACATGTGTGACATCGTGTTGATTAACGGAACGCTGTGCTCTATCCAGATGGAATTAATGGATGAGCTTGGTTCTGCTGAGTTAGTCCCGGCGCGTCAATTTGGCTACACAGACGAAGACATAAAGCAGAGTTTATGCCTCTGCCCTGTAGATATTGAGGCCACCGCAAAAAAGCATGGCTATAAATCTATCAAGGTGTTTGATTCAACACACGATTGGAATTTGATTCATGATCCAACTCATCTCCAGCCTAGCCAAGCTGAAGCTGGCCATGGGGGAAGAGGTGGGTGACGCTAGCAAAGGCGTTGTGTTCAAGGACTACAAAGTTTGACATGACGGCCTACTACAACGAGATCAACCCGTTCGCAGCTCAGTGGCTGCGTAACTTGATTGCTGCCGGTCATATTGCGCCGGGAGACGTGGACGAAAGGAGCATTGAAGATGTCAAACCAGATGACCTGCGCGGTTACACCCAGTGCCACTTCTTTGCAGGTATCGGGGTCTGGAGCTACGCCATGCGCCGCGCAGGATGGCACGATGACAGGCCTGTGTGGACGGGCTCATGCCCGTGCCAACCTTTCTCCGCGGCAGGCAAAAGAAAAGGAACTGCTGACGAGCGGCACCTATGGCCTGCATGGTTCCACCTCATCAAGCAGTGCCGCCCTGACACGATCTTTGGCGAGCAAGTTGAAACAGCAATCAGGGACGGGTGGCTCGACCTTGTTCAATCTGACTTGGAAGGAAGCGGTTACGCCGTCGGGGCGGCCGTATTGCCTGCTGCGGGCTTCGGCGCGCCGCACATCCGCCACAGACTGTACTTCGTGGCCGACGCCGACCAGCAGCAATACCACGGGAGCGGGCAACAGTGGCCGCGAGGGCGGATTGAATTTGCAAACAGCGGCTCAACTGGCAACGTGGCCGACGCCGGTATTGAACGATGCGACCGGCAGCACGCACTGCTATGGCAAGAAGAACCCGGACGGAACGAGAGAGAGACTGCTGAAGCTACCGGGCGCGGCGAAACTTGCAGGCCCGGCCCGGTTAACGGCTTCTGGCGAGATGCTGATTGGATCGGATGCCGTGACGGTAAATGGCGGGCTGTTGAACCCGGCACATTCCCGCTGGTTGATGGGGCTCCCGCAAGAGTGGGACGCCTGCGCGCCTACGGGAATGCCATCGTCGCGCCTGTCGCGGGAGCGTTCGTGAGGGCTTATCTTCAGGCGCAATAATGGAAGACGAACGTGAAAAAATCACGCAAGTGCAAGATCTGCCGGACCGAGTTTGCCCCGAGGAACTCAATGCAAACGATTTGCGGCAACATTGCTTGCGCGGTGGCAATGGCACAAAGAGCCAAGGCCAAACGAGAGGCGGCGCAGGCCAGGGCCGCGAAGAAGGCCGACAAGTCGAAGCGTGAGGCCCTGAAGACGTGGAGCGACTGGAATCGAGAGGCCCAAGCGTGGTTCAACCGATGGGTGAGAGAGCGCGACCACGGGAAGCCCTGCATCTGCTGCGGGGGGATGCCGGAGCGAGGCTGGCTCACAGGTGGCGAATGGGATGCAGGGCACTATCGTTCCAGGGGATCGGCACCACACCTTCGGTTTGACCCGAGGAACTGCCACGCTCAACTGAAGCGATGCAACCGGCGCACATGGGACGTGGCCGGTTACCGCAGGAACCTCATTGAGCGGATCGGCCTGGCCGAGGTTGAGGCGCTGGAAGCAGACCAGACACCGAGGAAATACACTATTCAGGATCTGAAAGAGTTGCGAGACTACTACCGGGCCGAGGCACAGCGTTTGAAGAAGGAGCGGTCTGGATGACATACGATGAGCACATAGAGGACGTGTGCCAGCGCGCCATTCAGGCGAGAGGCCAATCGCCCCTTGGCATTTACACCAGAACCGGACACAAGAAGGTGATGGTCGGCCTCGCCAGGCCCGATCACGCATGGGTGATGGAGATTGACATCACTGAGTACGACGGGCGGCGCTTGCTGGAATTGGCCGGGGTGAGCTTGTGAAGAACTCCCCGAACTGGCAATGGGAGACCGTGGCCGTTATCGCCACCGGCCCAAGCCTGACAAGAGAGCAGTGCGAGATCGTCAGGGATAAGGGATGGAAGATCCTTGCCGTATCAAACGCCTACCGCATGGCCCCGTGGTGTGATGTGATCTATGCGGGAGACCTGAACTGGTGGAAAACCTATGAGCGCGAGGCGCGAGAAACCTCGCCGCAAGCTGCATTGTGGACATGCTCAAACACGGCGGCTGCCAGGTTCAATCTGAACTTCGTCCAGGGCAACAACAGCAAGGGTCTTGGGCACGCCATCATTCACACCAATGGGAACTCCGGTTCCCAGGCGATCAATCTGGCTTACCTGTGGGGGGCCAAGAAGATGAGGCTCCTTGGTTTCGACATGAAGCCCGGTGAGGATGGGGCAAAGCATTTCTTTGGGAACCATCCCCCCAGGCTGGTGCAGCAGATGCTTTTCGCCGAGTGGATCAAGCGATTGAAGCCCGTGGCCGAGGATCTTGCCAAGCGAGGTGTGGAAGTGATCAACTGCACACCAGGCAGCGCGCTGCCGTGGTTTCCGATGACTGACGTGAGGGACCTATGAGAGAGTGGGAAGGCCAAACCGTGGCAATCCTGGCATCAGGGCCAAGCATGTGCCAGGAAGACGCAGACTATGTGCGTGGGAAGGCCCGGGTGATCGTGGTGAACACTACATTCCGGCTCGCACTGTGGTCAGACAAGCTCTACACCAACGATCATGATTGGCTGGCCGCTCACAAGGCAGAACTCGACGCCACGTTTCAGGGGCAGATCGTGTGCGGACATTCGGCATGGTCGGGGGTGGATGAGGTTTACCACTGGCCTTTCGACAAAAACGCCAAGGGCCTATGGGCAAAGCCTGGGCACATTGCCTGGGGGATGAATTCCGGCGCGGCCGCTCTCAGCCTTGCACACCAGCTTGGTGCGAGCAAGATCATCTTGCTTGGCTACGATCAGCAGTGGCGAGGAGATCAGCCAAGGTGGCACGGCTGGCACCCGGAAGGATTGCAGAACCAGAAGCCTGGATTCCACCGCTGGGCCAAGTGGTTCCATGCCGCTGCCAAGGATTTTCGACTGCTAGGGATCCCGGTCATCAATTGCAGCCGGGAAACCAGTCTGACGTGCTTCTCGCGCCGCCCACTGAGGGAGGCTCTTTGATTCTCCAACTGATCACCCCAACGGGAGATCGCCCCGAGGCTTGGCACCTGGCGCAGCGTTACGTTGAGCGGCAGACCATTGACGCCAAGATCATCTGGCATGTGGTCGACGATGGAATTCATCCAATGGTCATGGATTTCAACCGTCCGGGATCAATCATGCACACCTACCGGTTGCCACCAATGCAGGGGAACTCCCAACACCGCAATCTGAAGTTCCTGCTTGGTGTTGTAGACCACGATTACCCCGTGGTTTTCTGGGAGGACGACGATTGGTATGCACCGACCTACCTGGAAGCCCTCGCGCCACATCTGAAGGATCATGAAATTGTCGGGCACCAGGTCTGCCGCAAATACAATCTGGCCACGCATCGATGGCTGGAACTACTGAACCCGCCCCACGCCAGCCTGTGCGCTACGATGGTTCGAGGTCAGGCATTGCAGCAAGCGTGTTTGCTTGTCGAGCGAACGCACATGTTCATCGACCTCTCGTTATGGAGGCGTATCCGTGGCGGGATGCTCGTCAAGGGACATCACATAGTTGGCATCAAGCGCATGCCAGGACGCAGAGGGATTGATTCCGGCCACCGCGATACCATGGGCCAACCGGACACATCGGATTGCAGCGTACTGCGCAGATGGCTTGGCGACGATTTCAACCTGTACGAGAGGTTTCTATGAGGACGACAACGACCCGCGAGGAAGAGATCCAGGTCTACGAAAAAGCCTACCAGTCACGCAGTTACCGCATGGGCGGCCGGCGCATGGCGCACGTGCAGGACATCCTGAGGGATCTAGTCACGCGGCACGGAGAGGGAAAGTCGTTGCTGGATGTTGGAACAGGGCGGCACGAAACCCTGACATTCGCTGGCGTGTACGGGATGAAGGGCTGCATGGGGACCGAGGTTGTGCGCAGCTTGCTCGTGGATGGCTTGGTTGTGTATGCCGAGGCCCATCACCTGCCGTTTGAGGATGGGTCGTTTGATCACGTGACGTGCTTCGATGTGCTGGAGCACCTGATTGAGGACGACATTCGACCGGCGCTGCGCGAGATGTACCGGGTGGCCAGAATCACTTGCACGGTGTCTGCCAGTGAGCAATCAAGCATCCATAACGGCCGCGAGTTGCACATCAGCAGGCGACCGAAAGCACAATGGCTGACCTTGATTCAAGAGTGCTGGCCGGGCGCTGTGTGCATTGGAAACGCAGGAGCAAGCCCGGCCTTCCAGGTCATAAAGGGATGACTCCGTCAGGGTCAGGACGTGGCCGCAGCATGCCGGCCTCGTCCAACTGTTTCAGGCATGCATAGAGCACGTTCTCCTGCTTTTCGGTCAGCGTTGCCCCACCAAATGTCATCATGTCACTGATCGTCTGAATGAGCGCCAGGCGTTGCTCGACAGACATGGTTTTGTGTTCATCGGTTCGGTTCATGGTTGCCTCTCATTGCAGTTTCTCAAGCTCGCGCTCAAGCCTTGAAAGCCGAAGCGCGGTGTGAATGACAAACGCCGGTGGGCATCGAACAATGTCGTAGTAGTCCAGGGCTTGCCTGGCCAAGCGGATTTCCATCCGCAGCCACACGCGGCGAATCATGTTGCAGATCATCGACCCCTCCTGATGATGGCTTCAACATGCATCCTGATCTTCTCGGGTGCAGACAGGTTGCCCGCCTGCTCGTTGCACTTCTTGTGGGTCAAGAATAGATTGCTGATGTGGTTGGGACCGCCGCAAGTCACGCTGACGAGGTGTTCGACGGTCATGTCATCGTCGCCCAACTCATTGCGGCAGTAAAAGCACAAGGAGCCGTCACGCTCCAACAGGGTGGCAACCACATCCGACAGACGGGCACGGCGCCGGATCTTCGGCGAGGCTCGCCAGGGTTGGCCGGATGTGTAGGCCTGCCATGCCGCATGAGCGGCAGACTGGAGATTTATCCGCCCCCTGGCATTGCGGTAGACAATGCCTATGTCGGTTCCAGCGCGGAACTTCAGGAGTTCCCATTCATACGCTGGCGCAAGGATTTCGGCGCCCGCGTCGCGCAGCCAAGACTCGAATTTGCGGCGCGCCCCCGGTTGCAAGAGAGATGTCACCGCAACCATGACGACCACCCTACAAACCAAGCATCTGGGTAGGCGGCACTCAGTGCCGCAGTGAGCGCACACACCCCCACGCACGCCAAGACGAAAAGCATGCGTTCCATGTCAGTCTCCGGGGTAATACTGACGACCCTCAGCCTTGCACAGGGCGCGCCAGTAGATCTCGTCGGCAAGAACGGGGTCGTGCGGACGACCATCATCCTTGCAACGCTGGATGTAGGCGTCTCGCTCGCGTCGAGCAATGTCGCGCGGCGACTGGGGCGGCGGCGCAAAGGGCGCCAACGCCATAGCCATGATCGGGTGGAGGTTTTCCATGCCATCTCCTTGTTGGTTGACGGTTTCAGTTTGGCACAGGCAAACAAAGATTGCAAGTCAGGAGTGTTTGGCGTATGCTTGAACCATCAACCACGGAGACCCCTATGGACAAACCATTGCATCCGAGGCACCCTGGCGTTGGCAGGCCAACGAGCCTGATACGCCTTGAGGCGGACCAGCCCGAAGTGGGAGGAGTCATCTACTTCTTCCCGTCCGGCGCGACCAAGATTTGCCACTGGAGGGGCGTTCGTCCGATAGACAACACCCTGGAGATGGCGAAGAAGCTGGTCACTGAAGTTTTGGACAGCCTACTCAAGGAAGGGAATAGCGACGACATTGAGCGCACGAACGTTCCCAGCCTTGTCGCTGCATCGCAGCGCATCGTCATGGACTGGAACGACAAGCTGAGACAGGCCATCGGAGGCCGCATGACGGCTGAGTTTGGTGACGGGGCCAGCGTGATAGACGGGCTCGTGAACGGACGGAGGCAGCAATGAGTCAGCCCACACTTACGCAACTTCTCGCCCAGATGTCATCCAAGGGTATTCCCTGGGTTTTGTGGCACAGAGAAATTGGGGGCGACAAGTTCCACGGCGAGGCCATGATGCGAATTGTCGGGCCAGAGGGCCGCACCATCTGCTTTGCGGTGAACATCTGCAAAGACATCGCGGCCGTGGCCGAGGTTGTCAAGCGCCTGGCCCAGGTGGACCCGGAAAACGGCAAGAGATTGGCCAGCACCGAGGTTCAGATCTATCCCAGCCTGGAAGAGCAAGCCCAATGCGCCCGATGCGGCATGGAATGCGGGGGTGATGCATGAAACACGTACATCTCGCCACACCAACGGTTGCCGGCCACGACGAGCAGGATTGGATCTATGCTGCCCTGTTTGTGCATCGCAGAACTGGTGCCTTGCCGCGTTGCGGGATCAACACACTGGCCGATGCCATTGATGTTCTGAACCGCTGGAAAGCCCACGAATACCGGATTGAGATCGGCGTGACGCCTGGCGAGCTAGTACACGCCCAGCGATGGGTGGCACAGGTTTTCGCGGTGGCTGAGCGATTCGCCGACCGACCGCTGCCCATGGTGGAGGTGTTGCCAGGCATCCAGGGCGTGGCCTGGGAAGACACGCAGGGGGCAATCCGTGTCGCGTAAGCGTTCAAAGTACCGGCCCAGGCCGGTCTATCAAAACCCCGTGCAAGCAGCCATGGCAGGGGCGGCGTTGCTGGACGAGGCAGACAGGATCAATGTGCGACGCATCCTCGCCCGGGCATTGGAGAGCATGCGCACCACGCAGGGGGCTCTGGAGGGGTGGAGATCCATTGCGGACGCGATGAACGTGGCCGAGGCCTTGGCCGACATAGGCATCTGCTCAGATGAGGCGAGCCGATTTTTGATTGCCGAGGCCCAGGCTGTTCTCTCCGGGGTCTTTCAAAGACACCAAGCGCGCGGATCTTGGACTCTGTATGCGCCAGAAATCCAAGCCCTGGCGGAAGCTGTGGAGCGGCACCTGCTTCAACTCGAGTTCTGTTCAATGCGGGAATACCAGCAGGCAGTTCGTACTGTCAAGAACAAGGTGAGCCAGGCCTTAGCCGGGAATGCAGGCCCTGGCGTGCATGTGATTCAGGGGCAGCTATGAAAAAACCGGACAACGATATCAAATTCTGGCGGGCCACCTTCTGGGCGGCGGTGGCCGGTGCGTGCGTGTGGCTGGCCCTGGTGCTTCTGGTGGCGTGACAGGGGAAAAAGATGAGGGATTTCACTAAGCTGGCCCGGTGGCTAGATGAGCAAGCAAACCAGCAGGCCGACCCGCAGTTGTACGATCAGATGATCGATGCGGCTGAGATCCTGCGCCAGGCAGGCCGTAATTCCAAACTCGCCAAGCGCGAGCCGACACAAACGATGGTGGCCGCTGGGCGATTTGAGATGCAACGCTATCAAAATGACCCGGACGCCCCGGCGCGCGTCTGGGTTGCGATGTGGAATGCGCTGCCGAAGTGACGTGACGAGAGTAAGGGCTCACATCATGAGCATTGAATGGCCGAAATGCATGAATGGATCATGCCCGAAATGCGGGGTTGGCATTCACCGGGCTCATACAGGCTACGGGTTTGCAGCAGGTGTGTACGGTGCCTACAGCATCTGCGGGTGCGGCGCGGTGCTTGAGATCGCCCCGGACGAGGAGGGGTTGACGGAAGAGCAGCGTGCGGCGGCCAGGGAGGCGGCAGATCGCATCCTGGCCCAGACTTGGGGGGAGAAGAAGCTCCAGCCAGGCCCCTACTGGGTAGACTTGCCAGGCGGCTACCGCTATCGCCTGTGGTTCCACGGTGATCGGTGGACGTACACTACAACCCCGAAGCCTGGCCCTAGGGATCTACCCTGCGAGGTTCACCCGGACCGATTCATCCGGCTGGAGAGGTCGTCTTGAAGGCGGCCCAAACTCGGGTGCGCTGAACAAAAGCCATCCAACAAGGCATAATCTGGGCATTGGAGTAGCACAATGCCCGGCCCACTGAAGAACCAGCGCCATGAGCACTTTGCCGCCGCCTATGCTGTCAGCAAGAACGCAACCCAGGCGGCAAAGGAGGCAGGGTATTCCCCTAAGACCGCCCATGCTCAAGGATTTCGTCTGCTGAAATATGCTGACGTGCAGGCTCGCATCCAGGAATTGATCGGAGAAAGCCTGCAAAGACTGCACATGACCCGTGATGAGGTTCTGGCGCGGGTGGCGATGATCGGCAGAGCGGATCCCCGGCGATTGTTCGCAGAAGATGGCACGCTGAAGAACCCGGCCGAACTTGATGACATCGGCGCCGCAACCCTGGCAGGGTTCGAGATCGTTGAAGAGTTCGCCGGGGATGGTGCGGAGAGGGTGCCGGTCGGGCGGACGAAGAAAGTGAGGCTGCGCGATCCGATTCCGGCGTTGCGCATTCTGGCTGAGCATCACAAGATCATCGGGGCGGATACCGCTGAGGGCCTGAACAACCTGGCATCAGCGTTGGCGGAGCGTTTCAACCGGGCGCGAGAGCGCAAGAGGAGCCAATGATGCCGTGCATCGACTACACCAAGACGAGCCCCAACGGCTCTATCCCCGACCCTGAGCGCTTCCGCGCCCAGGCTACTGGTATCGGGCAGACCGTGAAGCGGTCCAAGATCAGCGGCATGATGCGATCTGAGCGCGTGGCGAGCGAAACCCCTGAGCACGCACGCAAGTTCCTGAAGCCCAACGGCTACCCGAAACCCCTGGGCGAGATGCCCAAATACTGAAAGGAGGCAGACATGCCACGCAACGAACCGAAGATTGGGACGAAAGCACCCCCCAAGCAAGGCACGTCTGGAGGCGGCCTGAGCAAAGAAGCCGTCATGGAGGCCATCAAGAGGCAGAATGCGCCGAAACAGGCTGCCCCTGCTGACCAGAAGCTGGCCCAGAAACGCGAGGTCCGGCGCAATGCGGACATGGACAAAAAGTACGGGATCTGAAAACCGCAGGGATCATTTGCACTTTTCGCACCATCGGGATCCCGAAAATCCGGGCCTGTAACGAAAACAAGTGGACAATCGGGACATAGCGCCCGATCCGATGGTGCGGGCTGATACCATCCGCACATGGTGGAAGCCTCTGCAACTGTCGTTGACGAACTCATCGATCAACTTGTCGAATTTGAGTTCGACCCCCTTGGCTTTGTCCTGTGGGCCTTCCCGTGGGGCGAGCGCGGGACAATCCTGGCGGATGAAGACGGCCCAGAAGAATGGCAGCGCGAGCAGCTAGATAGGATCGGCCGCAAGCTAGCGGAAGGCGGCGATCTCGGGGCCGTCATCGAGGAAGATGTTGCGGCCGGTCACGGGGTCGGGAAGTCGGCTATCGTGTCATGGCTCATCCTGTGGGCGATCTCGACCAAGGCGGACACCCGGGGCGTGGTCACGGCCAACACAGATACTCAGCTACGCACAAAGACCTGGGCCGAACTCGGCAAGTGGCACCAGCTTTTCGTGGCCAGAGACTTGTTCACACTCACAGCGACGGCGATCTACTCTGCGGATCCCGCAACACACAAGACTTGGCGCATTGACCAGATACCTTGGTCGAAAGAGCGCAGCGAAGCATTCGCCGGGCTCCACAACAAGGGCAATCGCATCCTGGTTCTGTTCGACGAGGCGTCGGCTATTGATGACGTGATCTGGGATGTGACCGAGGGCGCCCTGACCGACGAAAAGACACAGATCCTGTGGCTGAGGTACGGCAACCCGACCCGCACCACCGGCCGGTTTCATCGCAACTTCACTCGCGGCAGACGCAACACCACGCAGCGCGTAGACAGCCGCACCGTGAGATTCACGAACAAGGCCCAGATTCAAGCTTGGATTGACGAATACGGCGAGGATTCGGACTTTGTCCGCGTGCGGGTCAAGGGACAGTTCCCGCGCGCAGGGTCGATGACGTTCATCCCGTTCGACCTGGTCGAGGCTGCGAGAACCCGGGAACTCTCACGCATGCAGTACGAGAGCCAGCACAAGATCTTGAGCGTGGACCCCGCCAGGTTCGGGGACGATTCAAGCGTTATCACCCTGCGCCAGGGGCTCAAAGTGCACTGGCAACAGAAAATGTCAGGCTTTGACGGCCCGGAACTTGCCAGCCGTTGCGTTGAAATCTGCCGGCAGATCGTGGGAATTCAGGCGATCATCTACGATGCAGTCGGCATAGGCGCGGATCTGGATTCAAGCCTGCGCCGTGCGCCAGGGCTTCCTCTTCTCATCCCGATTGCCTGGGGCATCCCGGCCAAGGACAGTCAGCAATACTTCAACCAGCGGGCAGAAGCCTGGGGGCGGATGAAGGAATGGCTGAAGTATGGCGCCATCCCAGACGACGATACCCTCGCCGAGGAACTGACCGGCATAGAATACGGCTACTCCAATGCGTTCCAGATCCAACTGGAGCGCAAAGACGACTACAAGAAACGCCTGGGGCGGTCGCCGGACTGCGCAGACAGCCTAGCGTTATCTTTCCTTGTCGATGTCTTGGAGAAGCCTGCGGCAGCCCGGAAAGCCACTGTCCGCCCCACCAACCAGCGCAAAATCGTCTGGTCGAGATGACGTGAGGTGAATTTATGGCCAATCCATTGGTCCGCCAGCTTGGCCTGCAAGAAGTCTTGCAGCGCGACGAGGCCACGCCACAAGAAAGCCAGAGCATTGTCGAACAGGTACCGGAACCTGCCTTGATTGGCCACGTGCGCCGTGCGTGGGAGACCAACAAGCTAGCCAAGACTCGCACCGACATGATCTTGCTGAAGTGCCTGAGGGCCAGGCGCGGGGTCTACTCACCGGATGAACTGGCGGCCAAACAGCAATCAGGCGGTGTCAATATCGTCTGGGCAGATCTGACAGAGACCAAGTGCCGCGCGGCCAGCGCGTGGATTCGAGAAATCGTGCTGCCCGTTGGCGAGCCGCCATGGGGCCTTGAGCACACCCCCATCCCGGATCTTCCCCTGCCCATGAAAAAGGCGATTGTCGAGAAGGCAATTGAGGAAGCAAAAGAGGTGATGATTCAAATCGCCCAGGCCGGTGGCGGCGTTGTGTCTCAGGATGAGTTTCGTGAAACCGTGCGCGAGATCGGCGAGAAGCTGCGCGCCGAGGCTGAGCAGAAAATCAAGAAGGCGGCTCGTGTGCGGTGCGAGCGTATGGAGCGACAGATTGCTGATCGTCTGGCCCAGGGCGGATGGGACGAAGCCATGGATGCTTTCGTCGAGGACTTCGTGACTTACCCGGCCGCCATCCTCAAGGGTCCGTTTTACAAGCGAAAGCAGCGGCTCGAATGGGGTGACGGATGGAAGCCAAAGGCGGTCAATGAGGTAGTGCAGTCGTTTTGCCGCGTGTCACCCTTCGACTGCTACCCTGCACCTGGGGCCAGCAACCCGCAGCAGGGGGATTTCATCGAGAGAATGAGATTCCGCCGAGACGAATTGCACGATCTCAAGGGGATTCCTGGATACCAGGATGACCAGATCGACAAGGCCCTGATGGACTACACCAACGGGCGCATGGAGGGATGGCTGTGGACCGAGGCAGAGCGCCAGCGGCTGCAAGACCAATCCCTTTACATGTGGCTGTCTCCCCCGGGCGTCATCGACGCCCTGAACTACTGGGGAAATATCCCCGGATGGATGCTCATGTCCTGGGGCGTCAAGGGTATCGACGACCCGACAAAAGACTACCCGGCAAACATCCTGGTGTGCGGCCGCTACGTCCTTTATGCCAGCCTGAACCCGAGCCCGACCGGCTCACGCCCGTACCGTAAGGCATGCTACGACGAGATTCCTGGGGCGTTCTGGGGCCGCTCAATCCCAGAACTGGCAGAAACAAGCCAGAAGATGTGCAACGCCCTGGCCTGCGCCGTGGCAGACAACGTGAGCATGGCATCCGGCCCCATGGTCTGGGTGCACGCTGATCGACTGGCAGACGGAGAGCAGACGCTGGACGTGGTGCCGTGGAAGGTCTGGCAGTTGAAATCAGACCCGTCTCAGGGGGTAAACCCTGGGATCGGATTTTTCCAGCCCAACATGCACGCCGATCCCCTCATGAGGCTCTACGAGCAGTGGGAGATAAAGGCCGACGACGCAACAGGGGTTCCGCGCTACACCTACGGCAACGAGCGGGTGGGTGGAGCAGGTGACACGGCCACCGGCCTATCAATGCTCATGAATGCGGCCGCCAAGGGGATTCGCCGGGCGATTGGCAATATCGACACATTCGTCATTGCCCCGGCAATCACCGACGTGTTTGTCAACGAGATGGTCTACAACCCAGACCAGTCCATCAAGGGCGACAACATGGTGGTGGCCCGTGGTGCCTCGGCCATTCTCATCAAAGAGACGGCGCAGAAGCGGCGCATAGAATTCCTGGCCATGACTGCAAACAACATCGACATGCAGATTATTGGAATGTCGGGCCGCGCTGCAATCCTGCGCGAAGTGGCCAACATCATGGGGTTGCCTGTTGATGAGGTAGTGCCCACGGCCGAGGAACTGGAAGAGCGCCAGAAGCAGGAGGCCGAACAGCAGGCCCAGCAAGCCCAGGCCGAGCAGCAGGCCATGCTGCAAGCCAAGCAGATGGAATTGCAAGCAGACGCCGAAAAAATGGCCATGCAGGCCCAACTGCGCGAGCGAGAGGGAATCCAAAAGATGATCGGCGACGTGGTGAGACAGGCCCTGGCCGAGCAGTCTAAGCGGCGCGTCAGGATGATTGAGGACAAGGCCGGAAGAATCGTGGCCGGTGAACTGGAGTGAGCATGCAAGCCTTCGAAGTGGGCGCCCAAGGGTTCGCACCGATCATCAAAATCCAACCAGCCGCTCCAAGGGAAAACCCTGAGCAGGCCAAATACGAAAAGGTCTGGCAGCACGAGGAATATCGCCAGATCGCACCCGGTGAATACTGGGCGGCTGTGTTCAGACGTCGCGTGCCCACGAAGCCGTGGCAGACCATCATCGACTTTGGCGCCGGCACGGGGCGAGGGGCCTTGATGCTTGCTCTTCTGACCGGGTGCAAGGTCAAGATGCTGGACTTCGCGGATAACTGCCTGGACGAGGACGTGCGCAACGCCCTGACCACCCAAGCCCACGCCCTGAGTTTCGACCGCGCCGACCTGACCCAGCCCATTGAGCACAAGGCGGATTTCGGCTACTGCACCGATGTGATGGAGCACATCCAGCCCGAACTGGTGCCCCAGACCCTGCGCAACGTGATCCAGGCGGCTGGCAGTGTGTTCTGGGTGATCTCCACGGTTGAGGATCGCATGGGCGCCTTGATTGGAGCCCCCCTGCATCTGACCGTCAAGCCGGGTGCGTGGTGGGTGCGCGAGATCGAGCGACAGGGCGGGGTGGTGTACTGGTGGGAAGAGATTGAGGGTGCGGTGGTCATCTTTTCCGGCAAAGTCAACGACGTGAAATTTGCACTCCCGGCCGGAACGGTCAACGTTGACGAGGCTGTTCTGAACGGCCAGATTCAGGCCAACGTGCAGGCCGGGTGGACAAATCTCAGGCCGTACAAGGAACAGGACCGCGAAATCATCCTGCTGGCCGGTGGGCCCAGCTTGAATGACCACGTGGAAGAAATCAGGGCCTTGCGACAAGGCGGTGCAGCCTTGGTCACGATGAACGGCACTTACCACTGGGCGCTGGACAATGCCATGAAAGTCAGCGCCCAGATCATCCTGGACGCAAGAGCCTTCAACGCCAGGTTTGCCGGTCCAGTAATGCCAGACACCAAATACTTGATTGCATCCCAGTGTGCACCGTGCGTGCTCACCGGACTCCCCAGGGACCGCACAATCCTCTGGCATTCGGGGATGTCGAATGACATGCGCGAATGGGTGCGCAAGCGAGTTGGCTACTGCTTCCCGGTCCTGGGAGGTAGTACAGTCATGCTCCGAGCCATCCCGCTGATGCGCATGCTTGGATTCAGGCGCATGCACATCTTTGGGTTTGATTCTTGCGTGCGCGACGGTGAGCATCACGCTTATCGGCAGGTGGAAAACGATGGGGAGCCCATCATTCCCGTGACGTGTGGTGGTCGCACCTTTGAGTGCACACCGTGGCAAGCTCACCAGGCCGGAGAGTTCCGAGACCTGGTGGCGGCCATGGGGGACCACGTTGAACTGGCGGTCTATGGCGACGGCCTGATCGCCCACATGATCCAGACAGGCGCCGAAATGGCGCAAGGGGAATGAACCATGCCAGCAACCGCATTTCAGTTTTACAACCAAGGCAAGCGCGCCATCGGCTCTGGCGCCATCCAGTTGGGCACGAGCCAGTTGAAAATGAAACTGGCCACCAGCGCCAGCAACGCATCCACTCCCAGCCTGGCCACCTTTGCCAGCATTACCAACGAGGTGGCCGGTGGCAACGGTTACACGACGGGCGGTAAAGCCTTGTCCGGCATGACATGGACGGCAGGCGCTTCGGCAGCCCAGATGCGTTTTGATGCCAATGACCTGGTGTGGACAGCTTCTGGCGGGCCGATCTCGAACGTGAAATTCGGGGTGATTGGCCTGTCCGGTGGGGCGCCGCTGGTCTGGTCTCGCTTTAGCACCAGTCAGTTCACGATTACGGACGGCAACACGCTCACGGTGCAATTCAACGCAGCCGGGATTTTCACGCTCGTCTGACCTCAGACCGTGGGGTAGGCCGTGCCTCAAGTCAACGAGTCAGCCTCGACCGGCGCCGTATTCTCGACGATCAACGTCGGGGGGGTTGACTACCGCGTAGCGGTTTTCAGTACCAGCGGCACCCTTGTGGTTGACGCTGGCGGAGACTTTGATGTCTTCGTGCAAGCTGGCGGCGGCAGTGGTGGCGGCACGAACGGGAACTTTGCTGCTGGCGGTGGCGGCGGTGCAGGTGGGCGCCGGAAGTACGTCGCCGGTGAGTCTGGCAACACCGAGCCTGGCCCGATCAACCTTAGCGCCGGGACGTACACGATCCAGGTTGGTGAGGGCGGGGCCGTTGCGGGTAATGCCGAAAGCGGCAATGACGGTGAACCCTCTGCCATCGTTGGAGTTCTCAGCGCTGACGGCGGCGGCGGTGGCGGCATGTACGACACTGCTGGCCGAGCAGGCGGATGTGGGGGCGGGGCTGGAGGACGTGGGGGCACCGGCACGCTTGCTGGCGGCACGGCCACGACTGGGCAGGGGAACAACGGCGGCAGCAACACGGCCCTATTCAACGGGGAAGGCGCCGGCGGTGGCGGCACCCAAACCGCTGGCGGAGACTCCACCGGCGCGCCTGATTTTCTGCCAGGCGCCGGTGGTGATGGTGCCGAAACCTCAATCACCGGCACTCCTACCCGGTACGGTGCGGGCGGCGGCGGTGGCGCTAGCGGCACCGGTGGCAGTGGAGGTCTAGGCGGCGGCGGCGCTGGCGGAGGATTCGACCAGAACGGCCTTGATGCCACCGAAGGAACTGGATCAGGCGGCGGTGGAGCAGGTGCAGGCCCGAATCGAGTGGGGGGCAAGGGTGGCCGTGGTGTGGTCATCCTGCGCTGGCCACTTGGGGGTGACGCCGGTTCAACGGTCACGCCAGACGAAGGATCGCTCGCACTGACGGGACTCTCCCCGACCGTTGCGGCGACCGAAAATGTGTCGCGTCAACCTGGGACAGGCAGCCTGAACCTCGCCGGGCAAGCCCCTGCTGCGGTGGTTGGAAATAGTCGAGTGACCCAACCAGGGACTGG